AAGCCATGTTCAGACGGCCTTTTATCTTTTTGTTGAGGATAACAAAATGACCAATCTGTATCAAAACCTGACGGCACTGCTCAAGCGCGAACAGCGCGGCATTGCCAAAATAACGGGCGATTTGGGCGGCGGCTCATGGGCGGCGCAAACGCAAAGCGGCGGCAATCTTGTTTTAAACGGGCAAGCCGCTTTAAATCAGCGCGTGTTTTATGATGTCTTGAGCAACCGTATCCTTGGTCAGGCTCCCGATACTACTGTTTTAGAGTTGGGTGTATAAGGATAAGTGCAGGACAGCCAGGCGTTGCTTTCGTATAACGTCTTATAATAATTATTATTATTTTGAGGAGGTTTTATGCGAACTGAAGTGTTGGGTGTCGGTATCGGCGACATTTTAAAATTTGAAGCCACTGCCTTGACGCGTGTGAAGGTGAAAGTGCCGAATGGTACGCGTGCCGGTGATTGGGTCAATTTCTCTTTGCGTGACAATAAATTAATCGCGTTAACCGATGAACAGGACGGATACGCTCTGGTTCAGCCGCACAACTGTATTATTGACCTGCGTTATTGCGCCAAGCCTGAAAATATTGCTGATACCTTGCAGCAAGGCGACCGATTCGGCATTCAATATATTGGCGCACCGGTCGAGCATTGACGTCATACCGTTATGCCGTCCGGCCCTGTTATTCCTCCGAAAGAGGCGGAACGCCCGGTAGCTCCTCCTTCCCCTCCTTCTGCATTGAAACGTAGCCTCC